CGAACGTTCGCGTTGTGGTTGTACTTAGCCCAGCGGGCCTTGTTTTCCGGGGCGGTGCGGATCGCATGTGTGCGGTCATGACAGCATTTCTTGCACTTAGCGAACTTGTAGACTGCGTCACCCTGGTGGCTGTCGTAAAACTCGGTGAGCGGTTTGTCAAGCCCGCACGGACCTTTGCAGACCTTGGTGTCCATTCTAAACTCCTGTCTATGCAACAGGAATTCAGTATGCGTACGGACTGTCATTTCCTTCACCGAAAAATGTGATCCGGATTTTACTCAGGTCCCCGCTGATATACCCAAGGCTCATGAGGTTGCGGATGACGCGCATCTTCACGAACTTGCGCCACTCGCTGAGAGTCAGGTTGGCCTTGAGGTTGTTGCAGTACTCGCAGGCGGGCAGGAGGTTGTCGTCCTGGTTCTGGCCGCCCCGGGAGCGGGGCTTGGCGTGGTCCACGGTGAGGTCGCCCTCCTCGGGCTGCCTGCCGCAGTACCAGCAGCGGCCGCCGCACTTCCTCGCGGCACGCCACCATTGGTGCTTCCTCGGGCTCCGGGGCATCAGATGGTTTCGTCGTCGATCTCAGGGGTCCTGGGGAGGGCCAGGGCTTGCTTCAGGCGGTCGGGGAGCTCGTCGGCGGGCACCTCGACGCCCTGCGCCTTGCCGCGCTTGACGGAGGGGGTGTACTCCTCGGCGGTGTAGCTCTTGGGCTGCTCCTCCCTCTTCTTGGAGGGCAGGGGCTTGGGGAGCGGCTTGGGCTCGCCCTGGGGCTTCTGGGCGGGCTGCTTGGGGGCTTCCTGCCTGGGGCTGGCCTTCGGGGCTGGCTTGGGCTGCACGACCTCCTGGATGAAGTCGCTCTTCACCATGGCGGCTATGCCGAGGGTGGTCTGCTCCACGGCCTTCACCACCGCCCCGTTCCTGTACACCGTCAGCCTGTTGGCGTTGGCGGTGTCGTGGACCAGGATGTCGCCCACCTTCACGAAAAAGCCGAAATCCGCGAAGTGTACGGGGCTCTTGACAAGATAGGATCGCTGCATGGGTCTCCCACTAAGGTTTCAATACCGCAAAACCAGGGATTTACAGGGGAAAAGAAAAGGGCAGTGCCGAAGCACTGCCCGTGTCCTGTTGGCACAAACGAGAAGCTTAGTTCTCGCCCGTGTTGTTGGATGCAACGAAGCGGCCGTTGACCGTGAGGCGCTGCACGCCGGATGGGTTGAACACCAGGAAGCCGAGAATCTCGAAGATCGAGAACCCGATCTGGCGGAGGTCAGGGCGGTCAGCCGACATCACTGTCAGCGGAACGCGCTCTGGGATGACACCGAGGAACTCAGCGTCCGCCAGAATGTAGATGCAGCCGTAGCCGACCTTACGAGACTGGAGGAGCGTTGCGCCCCAGAGATACCCCATGACGCCCGTCTTGAGGAGCTTGCGCTGTGTTTCGCGGTCGATGTTCTGCTGCGTCCACTTGAGCAAGTCGGTGTAGTCGCGCGGGTTGAAGAAGCAGAACGCGACCGAGAGATCGTGGCGCTGGACCTGGCCGAAGCCGTCCGCCATCGAGTTGATGTCGATGGGCGCGTTGATCGCGATGTCCGGGTTGTAGACCGGATCGTTCGTCGGGTGCGTGGCTGCCGCGATTGCGACCGCGTCGAAGAGCGAGAAGACGTACGCGTCTTCCTGCGCACCAACTTCGGCCTTCGCCAAGTTGAGTGAGCGGGCGACGAGATCGAACCTGCGCTCCTTGATCTGGGTGATTGGAATCATCGGGTTGGAGACGATTTCAAACGTCGGCACGGTGACGCGCTTCGGCTTGGTGACGCGGACGATGTCCCCGCCCTCTTCTCCGACCACGAACGCCTCCACGAAGGAGCTGCCCGGCGTGGAGCCGACAGTCATCGCGGCGGTGTCGAATTCCTTATCGTAGATGGGTAGTGCGCCATCCGGCAGGGTCTCGACCATGAGCGCCTTGCGGGCGATGCTCATGTAGTCGCGACGACGACGGAGGGACGGTCCCAGTGATGCGGCGAGCTTCTGGCGTCCGCCTGCGGTCTTGAGAAGCTGACCGAGCATTGCCGTCTGCTGTTGTGTCCTGCTGAGGTTTGCCATTGTGTGGTTTCTCCTAGTCCTTGATTTCCTCGCCCTTACAGGAGCGACGCGATGCCGAGCCAAGGCTCAGTGGCGGACGGCACGTGAGTGCAGATGCCTACTGGAGTCGTTGACGCGGTGTGCGTGGAATCGGTGTACTTCCCGATGTTGGTGTGCGCGGTGCCGCCAGCGAGAACGTACTGGCCGATCTTGAACGCGCCGTTTGCGTCGTAGCCCTGGAAGTCAACGTTGCCCTGCCAGAGTGCGCGGACGACGGGAGCCTTGCGGGAGCCGGAAGGTCCAATGGAGCCCGAGAACTCGCCGGGGCCATTGAGAAGGGTTGCGAAGGGGATGTTTCCCTCGTTGGCACCGTATGCTCCTGCGCTTGTGTCGCAAGGAACGATGTTGCCGATGGAGCCGAACGCTGGCTCGTACGCCGACTGGAAGGCCAACGGAGCGGTGAGGGTCGCGGAGCTGTCAATCATGGCCACGATCACGCCGCCGAGGTATCCGGCTGAGGTAAGAGTCTGCTGGTCGGTTCCCGGATCGCCTGTCAGGTAGACGGCTGGCGTGCAGTTCACGCTGTCGTTCTGCCCGTAGTACGTCAACTTGAGTGACATAGGTTTCTCCAGTTTTGGGGTGTGACATGAACGCCTTTGTTTTGCCCTTTCCAATCCGGCCGCTTTGGGGGCGGGTAGGACTATAGAAGGAGCGCGTTCACTAATGGGCCGCGTATTGAAAAAACACGCTCATTGTCGAACTAACTAGCGATTCTCAGGGCAGCAAAAAGCCCCGCTGTCTAGGCGGGGCTTCTGTTTTGTCTTTCTTGTTGAGGTTTTTAGAACTCGTCCTGGCCGAAGAGAGCGGAGGCGATGTCGATCGGCTTCGCTTCGGAGGCGGTGACGCCCTTCAGCTTGCTGATGACTGGCTTCTTGGCGGGTGCCGCTGCGGACGCCTTCTTGCTGGCCGGAGCCGCCGCTGCCTTCGCTGCGGACTTCGGTGCCTCCAGCTCGTTGGTAGCGTCCTGCTTCACGCGCTTGAAGCCGCCGTCCTCTTCCTTCTGGTCCTCGATGGCTTCCGCGAACAGGTCGCCGTCGTGGTCGTTCTCGTTGTCACGGGTGTCGCCCGTGGCCTCGTTGCTCTCCATCTTGTTGGCGAGCTCCCCGGTGCTGGTCGGGATCACGTCCATGCCCGCGACGTCTGCGGCGGACTTGATCTCTCCCGCGATGAGGTGCGCCAGCGGGTCGCTGTCGGAGCCGCGCAGCGAGAAGAAGTCCTCCATCGACGCCATCTGGGGCTCGTCGAGGGACGCTTCCATGTTCTCTGCGGCGGACGGCGTGAAGTACTCCTCGCCGTTGCCAGCGGTGTGCTCGTCGCCCTCGTTGGCCAACGCGGAGACCTTCTCGTCCATCTCCTCCTCGTTGAACACCTGGGACAGGTCGAGCTCCTCCTCGCCCTCTTGCAGGATTTCCTGCTCAAGAGCGCGGATCGCTTCCTGCGCCTCTTCGATCTTCTCCTCGATGACCATCTTCTTCTCGTCGGAGAGGACCTCTGCGGCGTTGTCTTCCTCGCCCAGCGGCTCGTCGGCCGGGGGCAGCTCTGCGGGCGCGTCGGGAGCCGCGTCCATCGGGGCTTCCTCTGCGGGCGCGTCGCCCATCGGCGGAACGTCCCCGCCCATGCCTTCCATCATCGGCTCGTCTGCGGTCTTGGAGGCGGCGTCCTTCTTGTCGCCCTTCTTCTCGCAGAAGTTGCAGTCGCAGTCGGGCTTGTGCCCGGCGTGCTTCTCTGCGGACAGCTTCTCGGAGGCGCACTTGTCGCATCCCTCGCAGTCCTTGCCGTGAGCGCACTTCGAGGCCGAAGCGTGCTTGGAGCACTTCTTGTCGTCCTTGCAGTCGGCGCACTTCTCTTCCGCCGTCTTGGAAGCGACCTTGCCGTCGCCCTCGGACTTGTTAACGGTGTTCTCGGGGCGGCCTGCCGCCTCGGTCTGCGAAGACGAGGAGCCAGCGTCCATCTGCTTCGGCTCGGTGTGCTTCCCGCCGCCGCATCCGCGGCCGTCGTTGTAGGTCTCGGTCTGCGGGCCCGCGTCCTTGCGGTCGTCGGCCTTCTTGGACTGAGCGTTCTTCGGCTCGCCCTTGAGTTCCTTTTCGACTGCGGACTTTTCTGCGGAGAGTGAGGAGGGTGCGTCCAGGAGGTCGTTCATGGTCTTCTTGTGGACGGAGGTGAAGGAGTCTGCCTTCTTGGCGAACTCTGTGAAGTCGATGCCCTGGGACTTGGCGAACGACTCAGCGGCCTTCGAATAGTGCGCGTTCTTCGCGGTCTGGCGGAGCATCGCGTTGAGCACCTTCGTCGGGTTCTGGAGGAGGTTGGCGGCGGCGCTCTTCTGCACCTCGGCGGGAGCTGAGGGGAGCATCGTCTTCGCGATGGTCCACGCTGCGGCCACGCGCTGCTGCGCTTCCTTCTTGATCGCTTCGCGCTTGGACTTTACGTCTGCCAGCTTCTCTTTCACTGCTGAAGCCTTGGCCGGGGTCGGAGTTGCCATAGTTGAGCCTTCCTTTTGTGAGTCAGAACGAGCGAAAACGCCCTTCTTATCAGGGGATTGGTAGTTATTTTTCTTGCTAACTGGGGTTTCTGAGGCCCCCTTGGACGCCATCGGCGGCTCCAGGGGCGCTGCTTCCTCCGCTGGCGCGGGGGCTGAATCTGCGGGCGCTGGCGGTGCTTCCAGGCCCTCCGGGGCTGCCGGGGGGATGTCCGCCGGGGCTGGCGGGGCCATGTCCACGGGCGGTGCGCCGATGCCTGCTGGCGCTCCGGCCATGCCGAGGTCGCCCATGCCCGCGTCGGGGGTGGCTACCTCGCCTCCGGCGATGTCGGCGATCTCGATGTCGATCTCGCCCAGGAGGTTCTTGATCTCGTCCGACCAGGGGCCGCCCTTGAACGTCTCCCACTGGGAGATGAGCTCGACGCCCTCGCGCATCTGGAGAATCTCTTCCTCAAGCTGCTCGCGCTTCTCGGACAGCATGTCGAACTCGGGGGACGCGCCCATGTCGGGGCCCGCGTCGGGGGCCATCTCGGGCATCCCCATGAGCTGGTCGTCCATCATGTCGAGGTCGGCCTGCTTCTTCTGGATCGCCGCTAGAACTGCCTTCAGGTTCTTCTTAGCCATAGTTTTTCCCTTACCGCCTCGTCTTCCCACGGAGGTCTGCGTCAAGCAGAGCGTCGCCTAATGAAAGAGGCGGGTATTCAGTATTTTTCGAGGCCGTCATGGCGAACTTGGACGGGCCGGACGCTTCCTTCTGCGTGTAGGGGGTCTTCGGGCCCACCCACTCCTCGGCCACGATGTTCCTCTTCGCGGCCCCGGGGAACGCCGGGGTGGCGACCCAGGAGGCCTCCACGAACTTCACGCCGCCGTTCGGCATGGTCTTGTGGCCGCACAGCTCGGCGATGCGGCGGGGCACGCCGTCGTCGTCGGCCAGGAACGTACCCTTCTGAAAAGAAAGGTGGTTACAGTAGGTGTTGGCGTCCGTGACGTGGCCGCCGCAGTAGGAGCAGATGACCAGGTCGGTCACGCAGCCCATGCTGAGGTAGCGCACCGCGCCCGAGCGGATGTCCTCGACCAGCTTCTCGTGGGTGACGTCCGTCGCGACCAGGATGTCGCAGAAGTAGACCCAAATCTGGCCGCCCTCGGCGATGTTGATCTTGCGGAGCACGGCGTCCAGGATGTGGCCCTTCGCGTACTTGCTGTTCTGGAAGTGCTCGACGAAGTTGAACGCGCCGACGAACGAGCGGTGCGAGAGCTTCAGCACCTCGTTGGTCCAGGCGTCGTCGTTGTTGTTCACGAGGTGGGAGGTCTCGGGCTTGATCAGGTAGTCGAACGGCTCCTCCTCGGTCATCACCGAGGCCATGATCGTGCAGTGGCTCAGTATGTACTTCGAGGTGTCGGCCTGCTTGCGGAGGGACGCGGTCTTGCAGAACGGGTGGTCGCCGTCCAGGGCGCACGAGCGGAAGGCGCGGTCGCCGTACATCTTCTCCCAGTCGTCGGACTTGAGGAGAGGCTCTGTCATCACCGCCTGCGCGGTCTTCTTGAAAGGCATAGTTCCCCTCTACCTTAGTGCGCCGAAGTCGTATAGAACCCGTTGCAGTCCCGGCACTCGGCCAGGACCATGCCCGAGCTGTAGCCCTTGGCGTCGTCGTCCACCTTGTGGGTGTTGGCGGACTTGCACAGCGGGCACCTGAGGGACGCGAAGCGCCCGGCGTTGCCCGTGGAGTCGTTGAGCCTGCGGGTGCCCTCCCAGCCCTCAGGCACCTCCTCGTCCGTGAAGTCGTGCGCCCTGGTGTACGGGGAGCCGTAGAACTCCGCCGTGTACTCCTCGCCCATGATCTTCCAGAGCTGCTCCATCGTGATCGGCGGGATGTACTCGTCCGCGACCTGCTGGAGGTAGTCCTCCTCCATGAAGTGGCGCTTCGCCTCGGCCTTCGCGTCCTGCACCTGGTCGAGGAAGTACTCGCCCTCCTGGTCCAGCTGCTCGTCGTAGTCCGCCTGCTTCGGCGCTGCGGGGGCGGGGGCGGCGGCTGGCTGCTCGGGGTGGAGCTCCGGGTGCTCGTCGATCACCTTCGCGGCCGCGGCCTGCGCCTCCTTCAGCGTCGGGTATGTGGACTTCAGCTTGCGCCACACGAAGGAGCCTTTCTTGTCCCTGTCCTCGGGCGCTATGTTCCAGTCCGCCACGTACACGGTGAGCGGCGCGTGCTTGCCTTCCCTCACGAGCGACGGCACGTAGTCGTCCTCGCAGCGGATCATGACGGCCCCGTCGCCGTTCGCGTAGCTCGCGCCCGGCCAGCCGCGCCTCTCGAAGCTCCTGTACTGGCCCGTCGCGGCGGGCTCCACCTTCCACCTGATCTTCGCCGCGCCGATGTGGAGGTTGGGGTCGATCTGCTCCGGCTTCGCGGGCCTGCGCGGCTTCGCGAGCGGGTCGACGACGCCGAGCATCGCCTCGTCCTGCTCGTCCTGGTCGAGGTGGCGCTTCATGTCGTCGCGGGGCGGCAGCATCGTCGGGGTCTCGTGGATGTCCACGAGGGCCTTCTTGAGCAGCGGTGACTTCCAGCTTGATGTCATGTTCATCCCTCCAAGGTCGGCGTTCTGGTCCTCGTCGGCGTTCTCGTCGTCGCTGCCGCCCGTGGGGTTGTCGGAGCCGCCGATGGGCTGGTTCATGCCGTAGCTGCGCGTCTCGCTGTCGGCCTCCTTCTCCATCTCGTCACCCTTCTTCCCGTGCGGGCGCA